TCTTTTGCGTCAGATTTTATAAAATCACCTAAAAACTTGTGACAGATTTCAGATTCAACCCTCAAGTGTTCTATTATATGGGTTCCCACTTCTGAACCAACTTCGTAGGCTCCTGAAAGTATGAAGTCAATATTCGCACTGTGCGTTTGTCCGTTGAAAATATCAATGTATGCATCATCTGCTGCCGACTTATAAATCGCATTAACTAAATCTTGATAACATTCAGACAGTCTCCCAACTACTTTCCGTGGTTCAGGTTCTGGAAGACCGTGAGCTTGATTGTATTCTGACAGATCCCAAAAGTTATAAAATCCATTGAAGCGTCTGTTTAAAATGATACCCACGTGATCCTTTTGGAGTAGTGAATATACTTTAATCACTTCGACGTCTTTGTATTCACATCGAAACTTATCTCCGATGTAGTACCAACCTCCGGAACCTTGCCCACCGATATAGACTGTCACAGTTGGTGACAAGAGTTTGAGTTGTTCTTTGAGTGTCACTTTAAGATCACCACCTTTCTGTATTTTCTACCAAACTTATCAACCTCTGAATGAGTGTCAAAGAAAATGTCAATGTGATTTCCCTTGACTCCACCGCCACAGTCCTCCGCTCTATAAGTATGAGTTCCGATTTTAATTTTAGTTCCATATTTAATAACGCGTGGATCTACTGCGACCGTTCGACCAGACTTCGCTCTCACTCCCGTCGCAGTGTGACGCCCGTACCCTCCGGAGCACTTCCTACAAGGGCAATATGCCGTCAGTTTACATTTAACCTTGCGAGCTTTAGTCTGTCGCTTAGGAGTCACAGGTGTTGGTGTTGGTTCCCGTGTTGGTTCAGGAGTCGGAGTGACTACCGGTATTACCGGAGTGACAGTTGGAACTTCATCCGGCAGCAGATAAGTTGACCATATGCAGATTAAACTTGTCATTGCATATCCTAGAATTTTAACTTTAATAAAATCACCTCTTTACTAACACGATAAAATATCTTATAATTAACTTATATCCCATCAATTTTATATGCACTCGAGAGCCTCATGTCCTTGACTCTCGAGTGTTATTTTATTTTCTCAACCACTTATCGAATCTATCCAAAAATACAAGTGCAGAAATTATAAAAAATAATTCCAAACCGAGTGCCAGTGGTGGTATATCTTTGATATAAGTTAACATTCTAAGTCTCCCTCCAACAATTTGATTAGTGTTTCATATTCACACTCAACACTTAAAGTAGTGACATACTCCTGATGTTCAGATGTTCGTTTTAAGAGCACGAGTCCCATCTTTAAGCGTTGGAGCGTGTCGGCTCTGCACTTGATAAGCCGGTGCACATCTAGATCGTGGTTGTGATTTAAGTATTCTGGTTCCCATATGTCCATTCTTACACCTCGCTTTCCCTGTATTTGTCGATAATCTGCAAAACTTCATTACATTTATACATTGCATCTTTATTTCCCGAAAAATAGTCATTGTCATAATATTCGTCTAGTTCCTCTATCTCGGCTCTTATCTTGTCAAGAATAGGCTCTTGTTTCTCTAATATATGACATAACTCTAATGCTTCATCTTGGGTTAGCCTGTTATCCCAGCATTTGTAATCGCTTGCTAGCTTATAAATATGGTCTTTTGCACTTTTGAATTTTTCATAAGGCTTTTGCTCTAATGCTTTGATTGCCATTTCCACAGGTTCACAATCTCCATAAGTACACTCATTCACATCATTAAAAAATGCTATTGCTTCATCTCTTGTCATTCTTCTTCACTCTCATTTCTCTGCACTAGTTGCTTTCGGTGGTTTTAATTCTTTAGCTTTTATAATCTTATCCAAGCACCACTCACAAAGTTCTATCTTTTCCCACTTTCTGCCTTGTACTTGTCGATAATCTTCAATACATCGGCTATTGTTTCCCAAACGGCATCTTTTATAGGGTTCCCATCTATCACATCATAGGCTGTCGGTTCGGGACTTAATGCTTTTATCTCATCTCTTATCTTGTCAAGAACATCTGTCTTTGGTCCTTCATACTTCTTAATGGTTTCATAATCGCCCTCAATATCTCCGTGAATATTAACAATATACAAACTCATTTTTCATCCCTCACTTTCTGCCTTGTATTTGTCTATAATATCTCTACAAGCCCATATACCGCTTGCTCGATTATCATTCATAGTACGCTGTCCTAAATCAACTATCTCTTTTCTTATCTTATCAAGAATAGGCTCTTGCTGATTCTTCAAATACTCATCAAACTCTTTTGCTTCTTCTTTGCCAACAAAGTTAATTCTGATAGAATTTGGGTTTTGTTGTTCTTCCAATGCTTTGATAGCCATTGTCAATGCTTCCTCTATTTCTTCCTTTTTACAATCACACTTACCAAAAAATAATACAGTATTGAATATCTTTATAGCTTCTTCTCTTGACATTCTTCTTCACTCCTATCTACCATTCGTCATAGCCATTCTTAACGCAACATCTATGGCAGTTTTTTAACTTACCACAGCAACTATACTTTTTACCAATGATTTTTGCCATAATTGGAAACAAGAAATCATGCCAAATATTAAACTTATGTTTCATTCTTCTTCACTCCCCTGCAAAGCATGGTTCCCACTTGCCATCTTCGTAATTCTTGCATTCTTCTTCACGCAAACACTTTTTGTTTTCATAACATTTTTTTCGTCTATCAAACAAATATTTGCAAATAAATCAAAGTGTTCGCAATGTTTGCACTCTTTACTTGTCATTCCTTATCCTCACTTTCTACAACTCTTATTTCATAACTATCTTGTGGACGTGTCTTGACTATTACTGCATATTCATCGCAATTTATAGTGGTATATATTTGTTTTCCTTCTAAGAGTGCATTTACATATTTTGGCTCTAATTCTATTAGTTCTAATCCATAACACGGGTTTACGTCTTCTCCGAGATTTATTATTTTTAAATAATTTTCTTCTTCACTAGTCCCCCCATTTCTCACTTTCTTTAAAATCGGTTAGGAACTCCTCAAACCATTTCTCAATCCATTCCTGAATATTACATGTTGACGAAGTTGATATGCTAATACATCTTCCAATATGAGTCAACTTATACCAGTTTATATATTCTCCAGTCTCTCTGTTAATGATATAGTTTTCTCCACTTTCATTCAAACAACAATCATATTTATCAGAATATTCCTCATCCTCAAGAAAATCAAGAAATGTTGTTGCGTCTCCAAACACCTTCGTTACCGCATCACAAAATAAATCTCTAAGATTTTCTTCTGTAAAATTTGTTTGATTAATTATCATACATCATTCCTCACTTTCTGCTATCACATGCTTAATACTATTAAATGCTATATCCACATTGTATGCATTATAACCTGCTTGTGCTAACCACTTATCTTGCTTTTCTATCTCGGCTTTTATCTTATCTATAACCTCTAATCCTTTATCATATCCGTCAAGATAAGCTCCTATTTTCATTATTGGTACATGAGTTGCATCTTTTCCTGTGAGTTTTGTGTATTTTTCCATTTCTTCCCATAACATTTACGGTTCCTCACTTTCCATTTGTGTATCAATCCACTCACAAATTTCTGTCCATGGTATAGATTCCCATTCTCCATCAACTTTTGTCGCGAAAGCAGAACTTCCCTCATCTAATAATTTACTAATCGCATACAAGCAGCCTAATAAGTACTTGTCTTTTCTTGCCGTCTCGAGGTTCACAGGCTCTGGAACTCTTTCTCTTAGCTCCATTTTGTTTGGTTCTTTAAAATCTACTTTTACAGGTAGACCGAATAATTTAATTTGTTCAATATCTCCCAGGAAATATAAGTCACTAGTAAGTTTAAGATATTTGACAATATCACATCCGAGCACCCACTCATACTCATCTGGATTAGCTTTCTCTGCTAACATTCTTCTTAGCATTTTAATCATCTACCACACCCCACTTTCGCATCTTGCATCAAAGTCAGAATCAAAGTGTTCCCCTGCATACGACTTAGTCATTGACAGTAGCTTCTTGATGTTCTCATCGCTTCTCTTATCACTCGGTTCCAGAGTAGTGGTGAGTTTATTAATCTTTGACATTAACCCTCTCATCCTCTTGAGCTCTTCTTTGTAGTCCTGAAGCTCTAATGCATCAGTTCCGTTAAGTTCTCTTTTGAGTTCTTCAATCTCAGCGTCACGACTCTCCCACGCTTTTCTGTATCGCTCCCAGGGAAAATCATTGTAGTTAAGTCTATATTCTTCACGTTCTTCTGTTAATTTCTCAATGCGTTTTCTGATGGATTTTTTATTTCGCTCTTTAAATTTATCTAACCACTTACTCATTTTTACCCTCCTTTTCTTTTTTATACTCTTTAACAATCTCAAGTGCTCTCTTGAGTCCTGTCTCGCATGAATCTCTTTCACATATCATGACATCGTGATATTTTAAAACCTCATCATTATAGGATTCAAAATCTTGGCACATTTCAATTTCTTTCTTTAATCTCTTTTCAACCTCAGTCATTTTTGTCCTCCTTGAATCCACTTAAAAAGTTTATATTTACAGTCATAGCACAAGTCTACCTTCTTACCAGAGTATTCACGCTCTCTCTGTATGAGTTCATAGTTCATCCATGGGAAGTAGTCAGTCACATCCGGCTTATGTTCATAGAATGCTCCACATCTATCACATTTCATTGCGTTCATTCTTCCACCTCCAAGATATCAATAAGTATCGCAAGCTTCGCCTGCATCACCCACTTCTCAACGACTGTGTCCTGTTTTTCCACATATTTTAAAATGTCTCTTGCTTCTTTTAGTCCTTTAATACGCGCCTGATCCGATTGTTCAGCGTACTTATAACTATTCATCGTCTTCCTCCTCTTCGCATTTATCAAGTTCTTCTTTTCTCCCCAGACAGTGAATCCAACAACTTTGACATTGTATCAGCTCACCATCTTTAATTTTTTCATGCAAGTTTTTAATAAAATCATCCATCAAATCCCTCCAAAATCACTCACATCATTAGTCAGTCCACAGTTCGGACAGATGATATATTTTCTGATGGTCAAATCTGTATAATCTTTGATACCATCGAAAATAACTTCTTCTTCTGAAATATCACAATCACAGTTTTCGCAGCACATATTTTCAACCTCCTTTCGTGAAAACTCTTAACCTCTTACCATTCACTGATTTATTAACGATATCAAGTCCATATCTTTTCTTGACCTGTCTTGAGAACTCAATCTTTGATAGTGGTGTGAAACTGTTGGCGGTGCAGAACTCTGCATACTGCTTATACACATGAGTTGTTGATTCGTTCTCGATTTTTGGTTCTTCTTTGAAGAATATAAGAATCGGATTGTTGTTTTCTTCATATTCTTCAAGCTCTTTCTGCACCTTCTTGGAAGTAGTGAATTCTCTATTTTCGAGGACTCTTTTGAGTCCTTCGATTCCAAGTTGAATGAGTGCTTCCATTGTTTCAGTTTTACGCAGTTTATATTTGATATAAGGGTCATAGTCCTTGTCTGCTTTGCTAAAAGTCGCGTTGAATGGAATGATGACAAGTCGACTGATGACTGCTCCACTCTTATCTTTGATTCTTGGAATGTTATTTGCACTAAAGAGCAGCTTTGCATAAGAGTTGAAGTCGAATGGGTTCTGTCCTTTTCTTTCTGCGTTGAGTCTATCTCCGGATGTTAATTTTTTAAATACTGCAGGATTTGGAATGAACTCATCACCAATATCATCTCCAATGCAAGCAAGCTTCCCAAATATTTCAGCGGTCTTAAATCTATCACCCAACTCTTTCAAATCTAGAGCGGTTGTGTTTTTATCTCCGAGTAGAGTCTTAATCATATCGAGATAAGTGGATTTTCCGTTTGCCTTATCTCCAATCAAAATAAAAGCTTTTCTTAACTCATTTCTCCGATATAAAACATACCCTGCAACCTCTTCCAGAAGTAGTCTGATTTTCTTATCATCACAAGCAAGCTTATTGAGTGTGTTCTCAAGAAGTTCCGACTTCGCTCCTGGAACGTAGTTGAATGGTATTTTGTTTGTAATTATAAATTCAGGACTAAAATCAAAGAACTCATTAGTCTCGATATTAAAGACACCGTTCTTAAATGCTATCAACTCCGCGTCACTCGACTCACTATTTTCTGTTACTAGCAAATCGAGATAAGTGAGAACCTCTGCTCTCTTGGTTCTGTTTAAGTTTGGGATATGATTAATCATCACACTTTCAATCGCTTTAGTTCCTTGAACATATACCCCATCGTCATAGATATGAAGTTGGTCGTTAATTTTAATCACATGATTGTTATTTTTTAAATAAGTTGCAAACTTATCAAATAAAAACATCCCACGCTTACCAAAGAATACCGGTTTGTTAAAAGCATCATCCCTTAGGATAGTCTCAATCTCTGAATCAGATAGTGGATTTTTAATCACGTATTTATTTATGATCCTAATACACTCCCGACACTCTTCGACTGTGAAGTCGTTCGACTGCAGAGTCAAGATATAATTAAATAGTGATTGATTCCTTCCGTCTCCTGCTTCCATGTTTAAAAACTCGAATGAGTTCCTGATTGGTAAAAGCCACTTCGGAATATCTTGATAATCTTCATCATCAAAAATGTCATAGATTATCTTTCGCTCTTTATTTTTAAATTTGAGAATACTATAAGAATTCCTACATCCAACTTTGATATCAGATTTTAACCCACAAGCAAGCATCGTGTGAGTCTTGCAGGACTCTTGATGTGTATTTTTAAAAAGAAAATGCTTGCCTCTTGTAGTCTCGTAGACTCTACATCGTAGTTGTAGGTCTTCCACAATATTCATTAAAATTTCAGATTGTTCTTTGTCATCTATATCTATAAGGATGCACTCTTCCGAGAGTATTCCTGCAAATTCAGGAAGGCTTTTGATTTCTTCATAAGTCTGCAAATCCTCATCAGGCACATTCTTAAATTTCATAAGACATTTTTTATTTTTGGTGGGTACGAACCCACGAAATAACTTCATCATCACACACTCACTCCATATTGTTTCAGGCGCTCTTTTGCTAAATTGATATACCACTGTCTGTCTAGCTTTTCAGGAATTGGCACATTTTGGATATCTCCGTTCTCAATGAAACTATGTTCACTTGTATTTGGGAACTTATAGAGTCTATCTCCCTTTGCTTTATACACGGGCCCGTCAACTTTGTCAGTCGATGCAAAAATTCTATAACATTTATTTGTAAAATGCTTTTCTTCCCCCAAATTCTCGCCATATATCCACCGCTTATAAACTACATGAGTAAATTTTCTTGTAAGTTTAGAAACCTTCTGAAACATGACGAACTCATCACAAGACTTGATCGTAGTTTCCACAGGTATATTCTTGAGAATACAATCAACCACTGCCTTGTTAACGATTGGTAAGTCGTTGTCGAGTGAATAAAGCTCTTTTACATAAGAGCCTTTTCGCTCCACTTTTCCATCAAATTGACGGAAAACATAGTTGTTTACGTCTTTTTCCCAAATTTCTTCAATGTAATCAAACTCAAGTTCCATGTTGCATCTCTGTTCCCACTCATAGCAGATATCATCAACTGCATCAAAGTCAGATTTTAATATTTTGATAATCAACCCATCTGTATTTGATTGTATTAACTCGAAAGATTTAACACTCTCAAGATGTTCTATCAAGTCCACCAACATCAACTGACCGTTAACGCAGATTAGATTTGCATTCCTCGGATCATAAGCCTTATTAGTAATGTCTTTTGTGATTCCATAAGTACCGTTACATTTATACCCATGATTTACCATTTGCATGGGATTAGACTATATCATCTAGTCCACCGCTTCCATCTACATACCAATAGTAGATGTACTCCCTTTCGGGATAGTCGTTACACTTTACTTAGAATAAAAACTTGATTTTTTTACGTTGCATTTTATTCTCCTAAGTCTTAGCACGGGATTACCCAGTAAAATTGGAGGGCTTCCCCCGTTAGCACTTGTATATCTACAAGCACACCCCTGGTAGGGTTCAATGGATTTTTTAATTGACACTAATAGTTAATGACAATTTTAAGCGGAGCTTGTTCTTTTTTCTTCCCTGCTTTTTTGAGTGAAATTCGCTTTTTATAAATCTCTTTGAATCTCTCTGGGTGCTTTGCGCTCCTAGTGAGTAGACCATGGAATATCATAAGCCTTGGATAATAAGAAGCGACATCTATATGGAGTATCAAGTGGTTTGAATCACATTTGTAGTGATATTTCTCGATTCCACCATGTATTCCACCCCATCCAAACACGTGAGTGATTCCTGCTACTTCTAACTCAAATGTGTTCTTATCTCCGTTGGGATATTTATAAAAGTGATTTTTATTATTCAAAAACCACTCGGCAGCAGCTTTGTATTTTTTAAGTTTAATACAATCTAACACACTTATGTCCCACTCATCATCTCTCTTTGTTTTAGAACATTCGAGAATTTCTGCAGATATTTGAGCCTTTGTTTTTCCGAGATATGAGATTGGAAATTCAAAAGTCTGCACCAACCACAAGAGAGCGTTGAACTCGTTTATATTTTCTGCAAAAATATTCATCGTTTCCTTGACGTCATTAAAGCAATACTGAACCATTTCTGTGATTTCATCTTCTGTCAACGGTCTCTCAATCGAAAACTCCACCGAACTCTCATATATCGAATGTCCTTGAAACCCTTCCAACTCTTTGAGTGATTTTTGCGCCATCATACAATCGAAATTAATCATAAACACTTTCTGGAGTAGTGATGAGAATTCCCATCCAGGTCGCTCATATATGATTATATGTCTATTCATTTCCCAGGCAGAAAAACCACATAAGAGAGCCTTCATGATGTATTGGTCATAATGTCTGTTATTATATCCCACCCATATATCTTCTTTATATTTCTCATATAAATCTTTTAACGCGTCCAAATCGTTGACTATGATATATGGCTCTTCCTGATCAGGGTCAATTGCAACCACAAGCCAGTCAAATTTAGTGACCTCAAAGTCAGTCATAGAATATCATCGACATTCTATAAACACCCCCTTCGTCTCTGCGGTCAGAGGATACTGACCGCATTTATTTATCTGATTATTCGTACACATCTGAGATGTGAATACTGTTGAATGCTTCAGGGTCATAGTCAACTTCATATGTTAAATCACATACATCCTCAGCTATATCGAGAACCATATCTTCAAACTGCTCATATGACTCGAAAGTGATGTCTCCAACATCTTCTGATGGGTCAAGTGATTCGAGCCATCCGAGAACTCCTGCCATCAACTTTGGCATATTCCACTTTTCATCGGTTCTCTCCGTGTAGAGAATCTTATTCATGAACAGGTGGTATTTTTTAAATTCTCCATCCAAAATCTTAAAGTCAACCTTGAGAAGTGGTGCTCCTGGGTTCTCTGACTTCTCCCCACACTCTCCAACTTCCATCTTTGCGAGTTGAACATTGTATGTTCCTGGGGTAACTTCCTTATATTCCCCACTTCCATTGGATTTCTTAGCTTCTTCAATATCTTTTTTCATGTTACTAAAATCAACTTTTTTAGAAAATTCCGACCATTTACTCATTTTTATACCTCCTATTTTTTAATCGAATGGTGTCCAGTCAGCATACCTTCACTCTGCTCTGCGTCTACGTCTTTTTCTCTGTGGTAGTTCAGGAGTCTCCAACTCCTCTTTTGCCATGTCCACGTCTTCCGGATATTCGGCATTTGCTACTGCTTCAAGTCCTTTTTCTGCTTCCGCTTCTGCAGTCTTTTTTCGTGAACGTTTCTTTTTCTCTGGAGCTTCCTTTTTTGCGGTTTCGTCTGATTTTTTAATCTCTTCATCGGACTTCGCTCCACTTAACTCATAGTAGTTTCTGATTTTGTCGTCCACATATTTCAAGTCATTCTCAATTGCAAGTGATGGGAACATATCAGCAGGACTCTTGACAGTATCTTTTCCGTTGTTTTGAGTTAAAAACATATACTGCCCATCACTTACTGCGGTTTTTAGAACGATTGTAGACATACCTTCAAGTACTATTTTTTCGTCCAAGAGTTTTCCAATTGTTTTAAGTTTTTCAAATCCATCCTGATCTGTGTCAGTGTGACACATCACATAAACGATGACGTCTTGCGGAAGTCTGTTCACGCAGTCTGCGATGTCCCACGCATGACGTGCGATCTCTGTGAACTTATCATATCCTCTTTCTGTGGCTCTGCGCATAAACTCATTCGCCATGACATATTGAAAGTCATCAACTACAATCGTCTTATAAGTTTTGGACTTTTCTTCGATTGTCTTCACAATCTCATCACTTGAATCTGTATGAACGATATCAAACGCTCCTGAACCTCTAAAAGGTAGGATTTTGCCCTGCACATTAATGATGCAGATATCTTTCTTGTCAAAGTTTCTCATCGAATAGGACTTACCTGTTCCGGAACGTCCCAAAATGTAAACTAATACTCCGATAAGTCAACACTCCTTTCGTATTGCCAGCAAAAACCACCGGCGCTCTTTCTAATTTGTTTACAAGTTTCTCCTATGTGTGAAGCATTTATTTTTAATAATTTACTAGCTTCTGCGGCAGAATTAAACCTTTTTAAAAATTCACCTGACTTAGTAAACTGCAAAACAGGTATTTGTCTGCTTAACGCAATTAGTCTTGCTACTTGTTTATGTCTTTCTGTAGATTTAAAATTTTTACTTTTTTTAATTAAAGCATTTCCGTAATTAGCATTATATTTTTGAGTACACCACTCTAAGTTATCCACATTATTATTGTATTTATTCTCGTCTTTATGGTTGATAACTGGATAATTATTTGGATTATCTATAAAAGACTGAGCCACAATTCTGTGAACCAAAAGTCTTTTTGATTTTCCTTTATTAAATAATTCAACTGATAAATAGCCGTTATTCATACGATTAAATTTTAGTATTTTGTTGGTTAAGTTACTAAATACAAGACTCGTATTACTTACCAAATAATTTAATTCGTAATCTTTGACGGGTCGCCATTCAACATCACCCATTTCTTATTCCTCTCTTTCTAAAATTCTACTTGCCCATAAATCTGAAAAGTGGACAAGCATATACAACATTGTTTCTTTTCCCTGGATGTCATATTTAAAACATCCATACAAACCATTGTGCCAAGCAATAGCATTCTGCTCTTCTTCGGTTAAGTCTATAAACTTCGTAATCTCAACAACCGAAACCACTTCATGTGGAAGTGTCAAAAGTTCACTGTTATGTTTAAACGGTTGAGCCTTGCTCTGACCTGTCTTGAGCATATTCTCGACATAAAGCGGTTTCCCAAACTGTCCACACTTACCAACATCATGCAAAAGTGCAGCAATGATGATTGATGGTTTCAACGCTTTAAAGTCTTCTTTCGTGAGCCATGTTTTTGCAAGCTGCTCTGCCCACTGGTACACGTTCATAGAGTGGATAGCAAGCGCGCCTTCTTTCGCTCCATGAAATCTCGTAGATGCCGGAGCCGTGTAAAAACCAATCTCATCGAGATATTCGCACAAGTCATTGATTCCCTCACGCTTTGTGCTTTTTAGTAGTTTTTCAATAGCTTCTTTCATGTAATTCACCCTTTCAATTTTATTTTAAAATCATCGGCAAATCTTCTCTGAATGTGTCCTTTTTTAAATCTGTGATGATTTTCTTTAGTTCTTCAAATCCCGACGGATAAACTACAAAAGCGAATCCACCGGACTCTCTTATCATGCTGACGTGATGCATCTGCAAGTTTGACGGATGACCGGTTGCAGATTTGACTTCGATTCCGACAAAATATCCGTTAACAGATGCAAGAATATCTGGGACACCTTTTTTCGTGAAACCGTTTGCAAAAAACTTCACGTGCCAACATTTCTGGTCGTCTAAAAATTTTTTAATTTTATTTTCAAACGTTTTTTCTGCTGCAGCCAAAATTAGCACCCCCAAACAAACAAGCATAAGTCCCTGATATAATAGCAGCTATAACGTGCCCATATGAACCACTATCAACTGTTATGGCTGCAAATAATAATGTTAATATGCTTAAAATAAATAATATAATTAGTACTTTATTTCTCACGACTTTCTCGCTCCTCTCTGAATAGTTTATCTGTGTAATCTTTTCTCATTTTTAAAATACTATATATTTTCTCCTCAATCGAACCACGGCACACCAAATAGTAATAAAAGCACGTACTTTGTTGTCCTATTCTGTGGACCCTCTTCTTACTCTGCTCAAATAACTCACTGCTAAGTGGTGGAGTAAAGTAAATAATCTTATTTGCAACCTGCAGATTTAATCCCATCGCACCAGCTTGATACTGAACGAATAAGACTGCACTCTGTTGGTTTAAAATCTCCGGTTGTTTGGTTGCACCGTTAACTACTCCATGTGGACGGTCTCCAACTAACTCCAAGAGTTTATTTAACTCCGCATTGAAATTGTAAAATACAATCAATCGGTCATTTGTACTCTGCAGTATATCTTCGAAAGCTTTAATCTTATCATCTGAATACTGTCCACAGAGTTCACGCTCATACAACATCTGTAGGAGTGATGTATCACCGACTAACTCCAAGCCGTCCACAGTAGTGATGGAATATTTGTGAAACTCGTCATACTCTCGACTAGTGTTGACTTTAATCTCCTGATGTATCTGATCAGGAAGGTCAAACACGTCTTTTGTCTTTAGAAAATGACACCCATACTCTCTCATTTTCTTTTTTAATCTGCGTTGATTTTTATATCCATTAATTATCATCAACGGAAAACCCTGTGAATTGTCGTAGTAAAAGTTTACATATGTGTTGTAAAACATATCTTTGCTGATACTCCACCCTAGTAGATGGAGTTGGCTCCAGAGTCTCTCATACTTTCCACCTGTTGGAGTTCCTGAAAGTAAGATTACATTTTCAGCTTTTAATTGTAAAATAAACTTTGAACGCTTCGCCTGTTCGTTCTGGATGAGTGATGACTCGTCTAACATTAAAGTGAAATTATTTAATTTTAAAAGTTTCGGACGTCTAAAAACCAAATCATAATTGATGACAAAAACATCTGTGAGATTATCTGTCGGCCAATTTTTTAATCCGTCCCAATCTTCTCTTTCCCAAGTCGTGAGATTAAATACATTCCACTCTGGATAGTGCTCTTCGAAATGCTCTATCCAATCATTAATCTTTGACTTTTGGCAAACAACAAGATTTAATTTGAGTCCTAGTTGTTTCATCTTCTCTGCGCCTGTATAGGTTTTTCCAAGACCCATATCATGATAGTATGCTACATGATTAAAATCTTGAGTCGCTTCTAACGCATCGGACTGATGTTTATAGAGTTTTATTTTTATCACACTCCTCTACTCTCATATTTTTTAAATTTTGGGATTTTATCGTGATAATTTAGAATATAGTACAAAAGTACTATCTATTTGAAGAACTGGAGTTTATCCAAGAGAGTTCGCTCCCCTTTAAATTATCACGACTTAAACACACCCTCGAGTTCCACTCCTGTAAACTCGAAGTATTTTGCTAGTATTTTGATTTCAGATTCCGTAAAATCCGAACCTTTAAACTTTGCACTTGCAGTCTGTCGGCTGCAGTCCAAAATTTCGGATAAAAACTGAATGAAGTCTGTCCGACCTCTATCAAGCATCTTGTGCTTTAGCAGACTTCTCATTTTTTTGTCACCCCCTTTTTATAAAAGTATATCAAATTTATATGTAAAAGTCAATAGATATCATGTAAAAAGTTTTTAACATTATGATATATTTTTATATATTATAAAGTCTACAATAGTAGACAAAATATATAACTTTCTTTACGGACAAGATGTACAAGATGTGACCAAGATCTTTTTGGACATCTTGGTCAGGCGCAATCAAGCTGATAGAGGGCATTTCGAGAAAAAGTGACCAAGATGTCAAGATCTTTTTATTACTCGTGTAATAGATTAAAAAATCATCGATTTTTACTAATGTTTTTAATCTAAAATATATAATAATATAGTAAAAGTATATACATCTTATACAACTACAAGTGTAGAATCACGAAAAACCGCACTTTTGCCTGTCAACATCTGACCAAGATGTGACCAAGATGTCGGTAAAAAATGACACCCGCGCAGACGGTGGTATATTTTTATTACTATAAAAAAATAAGGCAGTCACTTAAAGTGACCACCTAAAATTTTAATGTTTACTTAAATATTGACTCCAGAGTTGGACTGTATCGTTGGATTCTAACAACTCTGAAACTTCACAGTTCAGCTCCAAGCACGTTTTTATAAAAGTAGCTATGTCTGTCGAGTCGAACTCCCTGGAGCCTTTCTCATATGAGCGTAGGGTGTGGATGCTCATCCCCAGAGCATTCGAGAGCTCCTTCTGCGTCATTCCAGATTGGATCCGGAGTCTTTTAAAATTATTAATATATTCTGTCCTGCTGCCGCGTTGCAATTTGTTTCACCTCCCGTAATGATATTCTCCCTCACCATCAACATACTCATCCCACCACTCACCATCGATAAGCACTTCATACCCTGTCGCGTGGCAGAGTTCGTTGTCGAAACGTTTATCAAAAGGCATTTCATTGAGCTCTCTTCTTTTAATTATCATAATAATCAACCTTCCTTTCTGCCCGTCATGCCGTTAGCGCAGCTTGTTTTGTTCTTGTTTTATGCTCAGCTATAAGATTTATAAAGTTTTTTCTATAAACTCGGCAGCGGCTTTTATAGTTTTAAATGTATGAAACTCTCTAAAGCCTTTACCCTCTCTAATATTTACATGGTAAGCACCTTTAGCGCCTATCATTCTAGTTATTTCATAACCTTTAACTATTTTAACTACTTCGTACATATCAACCATTCCTTTCTTATTAGGCTCTTGCCTTATCTTTAATTATAATATAGTACAAATGTGCTACATTGTCAACACTTTTTTATAAAAAAAAACCACTCGATATTTCTACCGAGTGGAAAACAATAAATAGAAAGTAGTACTTTATATCAATTTTCAGGTATAATCTTAAACGCTATTCTACCGCCGACACCGCCTGAACTTGAATCACTTTCAGACATCCCAAACACATAAGTATCTCCATCAATAGTGGCTCCATATGATTTTGAATATCCTAATGTGTTTGAGCATATTGTGCATAATTTAATATCATCAGGTAAGAATCCGTCTACCTGATTATATAAACCACTCAATGAGATTACATTTGCTGTACCGTCTGCCAAAGTTGATGTAGTTGGTGCTAGAATCCTTATAATTCGTCCGTCATTATTATCGTGATAGATTTTATATGCCGATTCAATACTGCTCACATACGCCCTATAGATATACTCGTATTCATCATTTGCATTTTTAAAAGCACAAAAACAAAATGGATATCCGATTGCATCAGATGCATTACTCACATATTTTGCTCTAAAAACTACTCCACCATTTTTAAGAGGGAAATATTCAATCTTTAAAGGATTGCCAGAATAACCCTCGCTTGTTATATATCCACTATTAACACCATCTGAACAGTACACATTGAATATATTTGATGATGTAGGTTCGAGCAACACTTTCTTTTCGGAATCTGCTCCGTAGTAATATTTGTCTGAACCATCATTCACAAATCCCATTGTTTCCATCATTTCTTGAAAGTCTGATGGATTTCCGAATAATATTGCCATTTCTTCCCCTCCTCTTAATTATTTAACAAATCAACCTGTGGATTGTAAGCGTCAACACTATCTGCATTTGTACTTCCATATGCAAAATATGCTTCATTCGCTCTACTTCCCCCAGGATTACCAATTACATTTTTAAATACTTGTATTTCAACTACATTTCCAGTAGTCATATCGCAGAACACAGTCACTCCGTCAGAACCGACATTATAATCTGTGTTTTCGAGTGCTTTCAATCCGTTGATATAAACATTAAATATATCACTTGCTTCGAAAGTATATCCCACCATATCAAGTGGAATCACTCTACTTACTCCTGCCCCACCATTAACTACTTTTTTATATTCTTTCAAGAACGCTCCAACTTCCAACTGTTGAGTTAGAGTCGCAAACCACTCTTGGAAAGATGTGTAGAATTCAGCATATGCGGTTTCCCATTGCAGAAATAACTGTGATGTGTCCACTTGTTTAATGAGTCCGGTCACCCATCCACACTGTGAACTCGGTCTCATGTCGTAGATGTTGGACTGTGAGACTTTTACGCTTCCTGCAGGCACTAGAATTTGAGCCAAGCATATTTCTTTGATGGTCTCACTGTCTGTCATAGTGACTCTCTGTGGACTACTTGCAGGAGTTCCGTCTTTCGCTTGAATTGTCATCGTTCTGTTGGTTCGGTCTAATCTTACCACTATCGCAGTATATCTCGAGAGTGTTCCGCTTGATTGAGTGATAGTGATAAGTGCATCAGCGTCATTTTTCATCCATTTACAATCAATCAATGCTCTTCCGCTCTTGACTGCAACATTCCAGTTCCCACTCGTAGTTGCTTCAATGACCTGGAGTGCGCCACCTACATCTTCAAATACTCCATCCGAAACAAGTCCGTCAAAATACTCGCTCATTTGGTCTGCGTTGTAGGTTCTATCTCCATTTAAACTGTTAAAATATCCATATGTGATTGACATCAGTCATCCTCCTTCCAATCACTAAAAGTTGGCACTATAGATGTACCGTTTTCATCTTCTGAATATATTACTTCGATAATTCTACTAGTCGCGCTTACAAGTCCGTTGCTGATTCTGACTACATCTCCGAGCTTAAAATCAACACCTAACTTATATAAGTTCTGTAGAATCTCCCCTTCAAACTTATGTATGAAAGTGGTCTGTGCTAGTTGTTCAGAGCCGAAGTTCTGTAGCATACTCAAATAAGTCTGTTCTGTGATTATTTCTCCATTACTTGAAACACTAGAACCATCTACATAGGTTTCATATCTATTTAATCCACTTGTAGCTCCTACGGATGTCACTCTCTGGGACGTTCCTTCGCCTTCCCCACCTACAAGTGCAGTATTTTTTAGATTTCTAAAATCTTCCTCATATGTCGCACTTATAAGATTATCGTATTCTGGACTGAATATAATTGGAACTTCTGAACCCTTATAGAGTTTGAATACATACTCGCCCGCACGACTTGAGTATATGTCCCATCCATAGTCGTAAGTCTGACATATAGATTCGAGCCATTCAGCGATATTTTCTCCAAATAACTGAACTTCAAAAGTGTCAGTTAGTCCGGCAGCAGTGTCTAATACAAAAGAATCAATCGCTCTCTCAGGAATATCTGGAGCGATGATGTTATCTGTCAGAATCTGTCTGATACCATCCTCGACATTTCCACTGAGGTTGGTCTGCTCCCAGATGACTCTCTGACTTACAACTTTCTTGATACCTCTGCCGCCAACAGTTAGAATCCATCCTCTTTCAGCATCGAAAGTGATTTTTCGATTCTCTATAATCATCTTGTTAAACTGCTCGCCGTTAGAACCAACATCAACACTTCTCATAAGTGTATTTCCCACACGAAGTAAGTCGATGTTTTCAGGAGTTCCTGCAACAGTCAACTCAAACTCGTTCTGTCCGAAATATTGAGTGTTCCAAATTATAGACTCATAAGTGTCGATGATTCCATATTGATTATATCCCCGAACGTGTATATCCATAGCACTCACACTCCCTCGAATAGACTGTCAACAGTGAAAGTCACTACTAGATTATTGACTCCCTCATTCGCGCTGATCGTGAATACATTATCCCCGGGAATAAGTTGAAACCAAGTGGAGTCTTGTGTTAAATTTCCAATGAGATTGGTCGTGTTATTTTTCATCACACTTTTCTGACCTCTATTCGTATTAATCACAATAGAATCTCCGTCTACCATATTCGCGCTTATAGTCATGCTCTCGAGAGTGTTTGAGTTGGTTATCTTTGGAACCTGAACAGTTCCAATTGCGTGAAGTTCAATGATTGCACCTGTCTCAACATCTCCATAGTTAATCACAGAACGCTCTGCGTCTATGTCAATATTGGAGAACGCAACTCCCTCTTCTGGAATACTAAAAGCAAACTCGAACAGACTCTCGATGTTTGAGAAACTCTGTTCAACACTCTCTGTGTTTTTAAAATACGGTTCCGGACAAAATACAACTATTTGTACAACTTGTTTCATCTCAAAATATGCAATCTGCATTGATTTCACATATCCGGAAATATAAACATCTCGAGTTCCGTTTCGATATCTTAATTTGACCGGTCTCTTACTCTTAAAATATTGATAGAGTGCGATTCTGTTAATTTCTGCAGGAGCATTGACTGACATCGTGATTGTGATTGTCCGATTGTCAACATAAGCGCTATTGAACACAGAACCGTCTGCATTCGCATTCCTTGTAGTGTTAATCACTCCATCAGGTGGGTCTAGTCCATCAATGTCTGTGATATTGTAGTGACTATTGTGCGTGAGCTCCAACTGCTCACCGTATTGATTCTCAACAATTACTGTATACATATCAATCCCCCTTCTATGAAGTGAACGCTTTAACCATTGCTATTTGTTGTCTTCTTGCCTGATAAGTTTGGAGTGCCGTGAGTGGTTTTGGACTGTTGTTATTTTGAACTAAATTGTAATTGTTGGTTACTACCGAACTACTACTTACACCACTTGCCACACTACTCTTAGCACTGTTAAGTGTACTCTTGATTCCATCTAAACTTGTTGCAGTAACATCTACTAAGCTAGTCGCAGAGTCTGTCACAAGTCCGATTGTTTTCTTAAGTCCCTCGGCAAATCCTTCTCCTGTGAACTCACCCAACTGCATAAGCACTTTCGATGGAGAGTGGATTCCTAGTTGAGTCTTGAAAGTGCTAATCATGGAGCCAATCATCTGCTTAATCGCTCCGCTCATGTAGTCTGTTCCTTCTGTAAGTCCTGAAATGAATCCGGAGAGTGACTCTTTTCCGAGTGCTTCAAGCTCTGCAGGAAGTCCATCAAATGCCTTTTCAATCGCGTCTGTGTATTCGCTCGCAACTTCGTCAAAATCTGATTGATAGAGATTTTCTGAAAGTTCTTTTGCAACGTCCAACTTTTCTGTATACAAGTCATTGTAGGTTTGCAACTCATCCTCTGAATATGCGAGAAGTCTGTCGATGTATGCTGAACCCTCTTTCATGTCCATCTTGCTGATTTCGTCAAACAACTCTTTGGAAACTTTTGACTTTATCTGTTGGAGCTTGTCCGCATAGTCTTTCATTCCTTGAACTTGCATCGAGATATCATTGATTGTCATCACTCCTGCACCTGAGACTTCAAACAAATCTCCTGCAGAAATGAGTTTGTCAATCAAGTCGTCCTGCTTGTCAATCAATGCGTCATACTTCGCTTGATATGTATCTGTGATTCCATCAATCGTAGTGTTGACGATGTCTTCTGCCTGTGTTCTGTATTCATTTAGAGCGTTTGTAAATTCTGTTAACATCTTGGATGTCGCTGATGAGTAGTTATTTTTAGCAGTTTTCTGTGAGTTTATAAGCTTTTCATACTGTTTTTTGATGTTATTGACAAGTTTTGTAGTGTTATTTTTAGTCGCTTTTATCTGCTTATCATATGAGTTTTTGGTCGCATTAACTTCTTTTGCCGAGTTTTCTTTGAGTTGACTTATCTCTTGTTTAATGAGTTCATTTTTCTTCTTATCACTACTCTTGAGATTGTCAATCTCTTCTTCTGCTCCCTTTTTAGCAGTTTTTATCTTTTCTGTGTAACTTTTTTTGATTTTTTTTATTTCATCTGTGAGTTTTTTCTTTTTCTTCTTGTCCTTTTCTTTATCGCGCTTTTTCTCTAAGGCTTCGACTTTTGCGTCTCGCTCTTTCTCCAACGCATCAACTCTCGCATCACGTTTCTTCTGTAGGCTCTTAGTCTTTGAGTCTACATTGGAGTTGAGTTTTGATTCCAACTCTTTGAGTCTCTTGTCTCGGTCTTTTTCGATTCTCTTGACTGCGTCATCTCTTTCTGCTTCGAGTCGCTTAATCTCTCTGTCTCTCGACTTTTCAGCAACTTTGACTTTGCTATCTCTCATTTTTTCATAATTTGAGATAGTACTGTCAAATGCTGCAAGTTTTTGTTCGTTCTCGTAGCTCATGCGATTAGTCAAATACTCGACTTGTTTTGCGAGAGAGTCAGAAAAGTTCTTACTTGCTTTGTTTGCAGTTTCCGAGAAATTAAATCCACCACTTAACATAGTTCCGAGTGCGTTTGATATGAGTCCTTTTGCAGTGTTGGTCACTCTCGAACTAGAATAAGAAAGACTTGAAACAAATCCATCCATATATCCTTTGGTCATTCTGGCAGCAGATGCCTTGAGTACTTTGATAGACTTATTCTCTGCTTTCACTACTCCCGCAACGACACCTTCTGCAAGATACACTCCGACCTGATCGCGCATGAGCGTTGATGGAGAATGAATTCCGAAGAAGTCTTTTAATGCTCCGAGAACAGATTTCCCAAAACCTTCAAGTTTCTGTCTAATCCACTTCACTTGATCGTTGATTCCGTTCCAGAGTCCTCGAACGATGTCCGCTCCAATGTCGTAAACTGCTTTGAATCCATCTTCTATCTTCTTACCTAAATCCGCGAAGAAATGTTGAATCTTACTTACTGCAGATTTAAAGATTGAGACCATCTTACCAAGAATAATCGCTTGAGCGGATGTTTTAATAGAGTTCCAAATCTTTGGAATTGCAACTTTTAAATTATCCCAAGCGCCGACAATACTTTTGATAGCTTCTGGAATCTTTTTAACAGTCGCAATAATAGCTTTTGACATCGCGAGTGGAAGTTGTGACCACAGTTGAATCATTGCAGCCAAAAATCTCGGACTGTTCTTCACAAGAGCAGCTCCAAGTTTAATGACAAACTCCCCTAAATGTGGAACTAACTTCTCAAGGACTATCGGAAGTGCGTCTGCCATTGAAATAAGCATATCCACGAAAGAATCCACTATTGCATCAACAGGAGCCTCATCGAGAAGTGTTCCCACCTGTTCGACTAACGTGTCGACAAGAGTTCTCACTGCTTGTGATGTGGTTGCAATCGCTTGGGGAAGTCCGTTGATTATTCCTTTAGCTAAGTCAATGATTAAAGTTGTTCCAAATTTTATAATCTCATCGAGTGAGTTCTGTATTCCAGAAAGAATATTCTGAACAATTCCACTCACTACTTCTCCAAACTTTGCGCTCGCTCCGTCTGTCCCTTTGATTAAATCACTAATAGCAGGTATCACTTGATTAGTGATAGTTTGTACTAAATCTCTAAGCGGGGTGTTTGCACCTTCAAATATTTGAAGTTGGAGTCCCTCGAATGCTGATTTTAAGAGAGTCACATCTCCACTCAAATTGTCAAGTTTAGTCTCTGCCATTTCTTTGGCGGCACCTTTGGAGTCGTTAACCGCTTTTGTAAGTGACTCAAAATCTTTCGGACTTGCTTTTACTACTGCGAGAAAGCCACTCATCGCTTCTTTTCCTGCGATAGCACTTGCAAGTTGAGTCTGTTGAGTTTCCGAAAGTCCTTTGAACTTACTTCTAAGGTCTACCATCACATCAGCGAATGGTTTCATCTTACCCTCTGAATCAGTCAGCGAGAGTCCGAGTTTTTTCATCGCTTCTGCTGCAGCTTTTGGTGGAGCTGACATTCTTGTGAATATGCTTCGGAGTGCAGTTCCTGCCTTTTCTCCCTTTATTCCTGCATTCGCCATCAAACCGATAGCAACTGCAGTGTCTTCCATGTTATATCCGAGAGTTCCGACAAGTGGGGCCGCATATTTGAATGTCTGTCCCATCATTGAGACATTTGTGTTCGCATTCGCACTCGCTTTTGCCATGACGTCTGCGAGATGTCCTGAATCTTTGGCGCTATACCCCATAGCAGTCAATGCGTCAGTCACTATGTCAGAAGTAGTAGCAAGGTCTTCTCCACTCGCACTTGCGAGATTCATGACACCCTCGATGCCGTTGAGCATATCTTTGGTCTTCCATCCCGCCATCGCCATGTAATTCATCGCGTCTGCAGCTTCGCTTGCAGTGAAAGCAGTGGAAGAACCCATTTCTTTTGCTTTTTCTTTTAATTTTTCGAGCTCTTTTGCGCTCGCTCCGGAAACAGACTCAACTTGCGACATGGATTTTTCGAAGTTCGTTCCGACCTTCAAAATATCCTTTGCAAGCTCTTTTGTTCCGTTGATAGCTGCTCTTATACCGTCAGCAACCAAATTTGCAAGCGCGCCTTTCATCACAGTGAATCCGTCAGATGCTTTCTTTGAACTTACTACTGCATTTTCAGTTTGCTCTGCAAATCTCCCTTCTGAATTGGCACAATCACGTAACTCCGCTTCATACGATTCGAGTTGTGATTCGGTTTTTCCAATAGCAGCTCTTTGATTGTTAATTCTTATGAGCAGCTCTTGAGCTCCTTTGGAGTCTTTACCCTGCGCTTCTGCAGTCAACTCATATTGCTTTTCAAGACTCGCGAGTTGTGATTTTTGAGCAGATAGAACAGAATCCAACTGCTTAATTTTAGCATTCAAACCGTCTGCAGAACTTGCCCAATCATTCATTCCCGCAGTTGCAGCTTTAAATTCAGAGTTTGCAAGTCTAACTTGTCTTGCTGCTTCCTGCATCGAAGCTTTTAACTGTGATATATCCGCTTTAAATTTGGTTGTTGTTTCATTGTTTGGCATATGTTCACCACCTACTTAGAACCACTTATCTCCGGCAGGTCGTCTGATGACTCTGTCCGGATCATTTCGTTTTTCTTCTTTAATCTGCATATTTCTTAATTCTGCGTATAATTTGATGACGTCATAGAATCTCCGCTTTTCAACCTCAAATGGAGTCAGTGCGGGGTATTCTTTACAGAGATTATGTTCTAAAACAAATAAAACCTCATATAAGGGAGCGTCATCCACTCCCTCATCTAGTTTTTTGCGTCTTTTGGTATAGTTAAGATTTGACTGAATGAACTTTTAAATACATCAAGAATGATTGGCAATAATTCAGCAACTTTCACTCCATTCCAATCCTCTTCTTCCATGTCTGGGAACACGTCCTCGAGAATGACTGTCAACTCTTCCCATGCTTCACACATCACATCGAGAAGCTCAAATGTGTCTTTCATCTTATCAACTTTTAAAAGTTTCATAAGACTTCTAACTGTTCCATACATCAAATCAATTTCTTTCGCTTCACATTTTTTAACAATTTCTTTATTTTTTCCGTATACATTTAAAATCATATTTTTATTCTCCTTCTCTAATTTTAAGGATGCCGGCACTAAAAACTAGTGCCGGCTATGGCATTATTAGGTTACCTAAATCTTGTAAGCTTTTTAAGTAGTCACTGTGACTTCACAAGTGTCTGTGTAGTCAATTTCGTTGACTGTGATTGTAGCAGTAATTGTTGCAGTTCCTGCAGACTCGCCTGTCACAACTCCACCGGCTACACTTGCCACTCCATCATCAGTAGATGACCATGTGACTTCTGCGTCAGCAGGTACGGTTGTAGCAGTAAGAGTGACAGTTCCTTCAACTTCAACTGACTCGCTTACACTGCTAAGTTCAACACTTGGCTCTGCGACTGTCACCGCACAAGTTGCGGTTTTACTCACTCCATCAACAGTGATGGATGCCGTGATTGTTGCAGTTCCCTCACCCTCTGCAGAAATAACTCCTGCAGTCACATCTGCGATAGACGAGTTGGATGTAGTCCATGTCACTGTAGCTGATGCAGGAACAGTGGTTGCAGTAAGAGTCTCTGTATCTCCAATAAGCATGGATGCCTGAGTCTTGCTCAGGCGTATGCTAGGGAGTAACTGTCACAGTATCAGGTGTCTGAACTGTTCCGAAGAAAGTACTCTCGTCAACTGCATTCACACTTGTATCAACAGTAATTGCCTTCGCAGGCGCATTTGTCTTTGTGAATTTATGTGTTGTTGAAATACCTGTGAAAGTGATTTCCTGTCCGTTTGCATCTGTTCCATCGTCCTCTGTGACATTAGTCTGATCAGGAATACTAAATGTTCCTTTAAGTCTCCAAACATAGTAGTCATTTCCGTCAGTGTCCTGAGTACGATATCCAAGTGCAAAATAACCCGGATCTCTTTCTTTTTCAACGAACATTCCTGTTGCGCTATCATAGTACTGTCCTGTGATATCAGCAAGAACGTCAAGCGGAATTGCTGATGCAGTAATTGTGATTTCATCAGAACCTGTTGACGCAACCACGATTGCAGGGATATTGTCGTAGTAATGTGGCTCGTTGCTTGACTCAGTAGATTTTGAAATTTCTGCAACACCTGCCAAATCTTTGACAGTGCCAGTTGAGAATGTATCAGAGGAGTCCTCTGTGACCGGTGCATACACAAGTCCGTTGACACCTCTATATTCATAGATTTTTGGCATTTTCGTTTACCTCCTGTTAAATTTCTAAAAATATCGCGTTGAACCCTCTACCCGTATGAGTTGGTTCATCGCTTGTTACATCATATCCTTTACCAGAAATAATCCATCCGGCAGCCTTTAGAAGTGACCTTGCTTCAAGTAAGAGTGAATATGTAAGTTCTGGGTCTGACGAATAGACATTCACGTCAAAATCCCATGTACATCCATATTCAGAATCATCATAGTGGTTATGATCCGCGGAGTCGTTATTCCAAAAAGTGAAGAAGGTGTCAGGATATGTCTCGTCTGCAGACATTGAACCTTGTCTGTATACTGGTAGTTTGAACGACTGTAATATACTTATAAGATTATCTTCCATTGCTTACCTCCTTCAACGCTTCCTGAAATATTTTCTCTTGTATCTCTTTTATCTTTCGCTTTGTACTACGTCCATAGACTGCATCAAATATTTTCTGGTCTTTTGGTTGTTTTGGTGTCCCATACATCAGAAATATTGAAGGGAGTCCACCGTTTAAAATGTCAAAACCAACGTCAATGCTTGCGAGAGTTCCGCTCCATGTGACTTTCGCATCGTCTCTGATTGACCGTTCTGTTCTTCCTGTTCTTCGGTGTCTCTTCATTTCTGCGTGTAGTTGTTCATTGATTAAATCTTTCGATTCGGTTAGTGCCTTCTCGACTGTTCGATTTAAATCTCCACCAAACTTGTCAAGTTTTCGCGCATATTCATCAATATCTTTAAAATCAAGTGTGAGTTTGGTCTTTTTCAAGCTTTACCACCTACTTTTTGAACTTTAAATTGCATATATTGATGACGCATATGTATGTTTTCCGGTGGTGTTATTATGTCGAATATTTCTCCTGTCTCACAGATATAGATCCTACAGTCAGAGTTTATTGACGGATTGAACCAGGTATCAATCACTGCAGTATCAAATACCGTGTAGACATCATTCGACATATTCTCCGTACCTCCGAACGTGCGGAAACTTCCAAAAAATACAGAAACATCTTTCGGATCAGGAAACACTTTTTTAGCGAATCCCTTGACCATCGTCTCTGTTGGAATTAAAAGTTTCATAGCTACGTCAAAAGGTGCGTTCGGTTTGAAATTCCTTGCCATCTTATCACCTCTTATAACTTAACTGAGTTGCACGTTGCATGAAATACGTTGACAACTTACCATCACCGGAACCATAATTCCACAAGTCTGTGACACCACGACTCACGATGCCAGGGGTGATTTGGTTCTCGTTCACTCCTGCATCGTGCAGAAATGCCTTGACCTCATCAATATAAGTTGTTAGTGTAGTATCCAGATAATCGCCTGTTATGCCCAGGGCAGCTTTAACACTTGCTAACATTTGAGCATCCGTCATGGTGTCCACCTCCTCTTGTGTGTATTAAAATCCAACCTTTGCGATTGTTACTGTTCCTGTCGCGAGCGTAGCAGTGTAGAGTGTCACTCCGTCTGCTACCACATCAACTCCTGCAGTAGTCACGTCTGTGCCTGCAACTGAAAAACCTTCGTATTCATATGATGGTACGAAATACAAAGTTGCGCTTGAAACTGACTCACCAAAGTCGAGCTTCTTAAGTGGCTCGTTTGCAAGAATGTTTCCGCTACCACTTGTGAGAGCGAACTCACCAGGCGCAGATGCTTCTGCGGCAGTCACAGATGTTCCTGCGAGTTTCATGATTGTGCCATAAAGAGTGATTAAATCAGTCTTCTGAACAGGCACGATTCTATTTGTATTTATCATCGTTTTTGACCTCCTAATCATTCAACATTGTCGGTTCCAAGTGCCCATTTTCCCTCAACAACTTTCAAAACCTTACCATTGTCTTTAGCTGCAACTTTTGGAAGCTCTGGAGCGACTGCAGTAGATGCTACTGTAGCAATGAGTGCAATCGCATCAGCGTTTGTTGTTGCAGTGAAACTGTCAGCACTTCCACCAAGAGCGACATATAAGTTCTTTAATGCTTCGACATTAGTCATATCTATCACCCTTTCTTGATGAGATAGAATCCTGTAGGATTCAAAATCTTACCGTCAACAACTGTGAGGGCCTTGTCAACCCACTCATTTGTCTCTTCGTCGAAGTAACGTCTCATCGTAAATCCGAAGTTCTCATTTACCGCATACTCCTCTGGCTGCCAATAGATTCCGATTACATCATTAGCATTTGCCGAGTCGAAATCAGGAAGGATGTCAGGCTCAACAAGTGAAATCTCACGACCGAAGAAACGTCCGTTCGGATTCTGTGCATCTCCGTCATTTACCTCGAGACCTGTTGCCTGACGGAAGATTGGATTGTTATTTGAATCTGCCATTGTCTCAAGATATGCATCAACAGTAGATGCAGCGAAGATGAATTCTCCACCACGATATCCGAGGGGAAGACTTGCGAAGAAGTTCTTTCTCCACTTAGTCCAATCAGACATTGCAGATGCAGTCATAGTCACGTTGTTGGTTACGCGTGCATCGTTGAGGATTCCGAGTGGTGCACCATTTCCTGAACCATTAACAATCGCCTGATCCATCGCTTTAAGATAAGCGATTGCAATCACTCTTGAGAGTTCTGCTTCGAATGCACTGACTGTCAAAATCTGTGACAAGAAAGTCTGTGCGATTCTAATCTCTGCAGTATGATATCCAAATGACACCTTTGCGAGTTTATTGAGCTTCTGACGTGGACTTACTGTGTCGTCAGCAATCCACTTGAATGACGCTTCGAGTGAACCGATTGGAATCTCAACTCCACCAGGAACACTCATCTTTCTAACTTTAGAATAGAGATTTCCATAGCGCTTTCTTACTGTGTTGATGACTTCATTCATCACAGTCATTGGAATTGCTGCAGAAGTATCATCTGCACTGATTGTGCTTCTAAATTCTGCAGGAATTGGAGTTCCATTCTGAAGATATGCTTTAAATGCACTTCTATACTCCATTGACTCCGTGATGCCCTCTGAACGCTCTTCCTTCTTGAACGAACCTAACACTTTAGTGTTCACAGGAGTTGCATCCTCAGGAATCGCATCTCTGCTCTCTGTTTCATTCTCGATTGCATCGAGTTCTTCACGAACTTCTACAATCTCTTCATTCAACTCTTCGAGCTGCTCTGTAAGACTTCTTACTTCTGCAGCATCCTCTGAATTCATCGCTCTTTTCTTGAGAGACTCAAGCTTTGAATTCAGTCTTTTGAGTTTCTTCTCTAAAAACTGTTTTCTCATCGTTTTCTTCCTCCTATAAATTTGATAGAAAATTGAATTTTGCTTTCTCAAGTTCCAGAGCAGTGTCCACTGCTTCGCTCTCTATCTGTCTAGCCTTCTCCAACGCTGACCGAGCATTGTCCAATGCTTCCTTACTTCGAGCGTTTATTTCAGTTGAGTCATATGCAGGAAATGTCACTGCACTAACCTCAACAACTGAACCAATCTTTTTGATTCTGCGAGTTGGATGTTCGGATTCTAAATCCGTCCACTCTTCATCATCCACGCTGAACATGAATGACATTCCTGTTATATCTCCTCTCTGTACTGCCGAGTACAGAGAGCGAGAGTCTGAATTATTTTCTGTATCTAATAAAACATTTATTGCGAGTCCTTCGTAATCAGGACTCAATTGCATGGTAGAATTTCCGTTGTTTCTGCGAGAACGTGCGAGTGGTATTTTCTTCAAATCGTGATTTACTAAAAATCTAACGTCTGTTAAATCTGCACCATCTAACGCTCCACGCTCAATGACTTCATCAAACCAACCTAAGTCTGTCACTGATTCATAGACTATTGGTCTACCTGTGATTATATTTCCACGCTCATTCTGTTCTGCTCTAATTTCAAACAAAAATGAGTGATTTTCTAATGGTTTTGGCATATTTATACATCTCCTCTCTTAACTATCACTTACCCAACTCAACTCACCTACTCCGCTTGTCACTTCACAAGATAAATGATATGTTCCGTCTGTAGTAGGTGGTTGCGGAAGCACTTTTGCACACTTCTCATCTGTATATTTCTTGCACTCGCCTATAACGTTGTTAGGCTGATATTTTAAAGTGATGTTTGTGCCATCTGTTGATATGTTGTTGGTGTTTTCGAGTAGTGCTATATCTGTTGGTGTGGTTGATACAGATGATGGTGTCTTTTTGAGATAAACCACGCTTACAGGATTCTCCCCTAACCAATCATCAACTTCGCTTGCCGTAGTTCCGCATTCAGGTGGAAGCTTCATGTAAAACGTATTATTTGAGTATGCTATTCCGTAGTTATCATCTAAATCATCAACACTTGCCCACGTTTTCATCCTGTTACATTTCGCTTGTGCGAATACGTCACCCTTAACGTTGTTCGGTGCGCTTGCCGTGAATAGTCCATCTTCTAGGCTCACATAATCGAGTGTATGAGTTCCCCACTCATCACTATATCCACCCTCTGTCACATCAAGCGTACCGCCGTATTTTGTGCCGTCAAGGTCTATGGTGTATGTATCGCCATCACGCTCAACATTAACCTCACTATATCCACTTATAGGGCAGATGTTAGAGTATGGCTCGAAATCTGCGTCTGTTTCGGTGGATAAGCGTATCATTGGGTAAATTGTATCATTTCGAACTACATCTTGTTTAAGGCTAATTGATACTTCATATGTTTTATTTGCAGGTAATTCAACACTTCCTGTACCACCAGTGATGTATTCTGGAGATGCGGTTCCCTGTTCATAGGCGTGCAGTACTAGCCCGTTTGCAAACCAATCTCCAGAAAATCCAGTTAATATAGTAGTTGAAGTCGTAGTTATTATTCCTAATAAAATATTAAGAACATTCGCATTTGGGGTTCCACTTATAGATATTCCTGTTACATTGTTTGCAGAATCCGTCAATATGTTAATTTTTGCATTATTAATGGTTGTTAAATTTCCAACCCAAGTATAACTTGAGTTTAAAGTTTTAATTCCATCAACTGTCATAGGAAGTAAATTCTTCCCTGCACCCCCTGCCCAAGGCTTATCGTAGCCGTGTAAATCTTGCTTGGGTTCTAACTCCACAACTACGCTCTCTGCGTTCATTGGCTCTGCGTCTGTTATGGTTATTGGGTTACCTTCAACTACCTTTGAACCCTGCAACTTGTCATTTATGTTCTTGTCTGCACTCCATACACCACCGCTTGTAATCAGATTCTCGCTTGATTCGGTCGGTGTGGTGTCGACTTCATACTCTGGCATTAGTCCAAGGTCGGTGCTTGTCTTGTTACCGCTTAATATCACATCATTGATACTCGGCTTGTTGGTCAACTGCGAGTAGTCGCTTGTTCCACCGCCACCGCCTTGCTCAATCACTTCTTTGAGCTCCAAGAGCAGGTCTTCCATTCTACTCTGTGGTGGGGCTGTATATTGTGTCCCATCTATAGTCGACTTAATAATCGCTTCATTTCTGCTCTGTGGTGGGTCTGTGTAAATATCACTCATCAGATATCCTCCTTTTCTTCATCAATCACTTCAACGTTCTCTTTTCCGATTTGATACTGACTCGCATCATCCGCATTAATCCAGTTCAGACTCATATATCTAAGTCCTGCTAGTTGTGGGAGCGGTCTAAGTCCGAGAGCGACTCTCTTTTCATTCTCAAAAAGTGCTCCTGTCGGACTTAACTCTTTAATCATTTCCAAGGTCTGCTCCATAGTCATGAAAATCAAATCTTTTGGATAGAGTTCGATTTTATTTCCAAATGCTTTTTCTCGTTTTGTGAAAATTTTCTTTGTGAATCCTTGGCTTATACTAATAATTAATGGCTCCAAAGTTTTCTGATAAAAAGCTTCATACTGTTCTTTTGTGTAATCACCTGTAAGAATACAAAGTGGGACACCCCAATTTCGCAGTATCTTATTATCGATAAATTTGAGCGTGTTCTCGTCCACAAGTTTGGTTTTTCTTGGAAGTGGAGTGAAGTCTGTTTTCAAATCAAGTGGTAAAAATCCACTCTCATTTTTAAGTAACTTCTGCTCTAACTCTTTAAGTGCAGCTTCCGTTTTCCCATCATCCATAAGAGTGTTGTATTTGACCACTCCATTGATTGCATATGATGCTTTCATTGCTTTCGCAATTCCCTCAAGAAGTTGCTTGTTTAGATTTAACGTCTCTAAAAGTGCTCTGTGGTCAGGTTCTCCAAGTTCGTTTCCACCCATGTATTCATTAACAGAAAAGTTGTATCTGATATGAATCAAACTATCGTATGGAATAGTTGTGTCGTATGCGTTTTCAAAAAATAAGTGAACATACAACCTTCCACTCGCATCTTCTAAGAAATCAACTTGTGTTGGTTTTAGTGGATATAAATATTCATAATATCTCTTCTCTGCTCCAGTGCTCTTATCCGTCCAAGTGTAATACACCGGAAGAATGAACACGTTGTAATTCATGAGAAGTAACCACATTATTTTTTCTAAAAACTCGCTTGTAGTCATGAGTGGGTTCGGGTCGTTTAGAACGTCCTGAACACTGCTGCCTTTTATCGGAACAGGGTCATTATCCTGATATCTGATGTGTGTAGGGTTCAACTTTTTCATCTCGTCAACAATACATTTCAAACATTGCTGAACTACATCACTCGCGTAGATATTAGTCCCAAATTGTGAATATATAGGCAGCCAGCCATTTAGACTGGGAGCGAATTTTGTTTCTTTCGGTTTTCGGTGAAGTAAATCGCTTAACCAACTCACTCTCTTACCTCCTTACTTCTCAATGATTGTTTTAAATTCTGACCTATGTCTTCTGTACATTTCATATAAGATTGCCAAACTAACTGCTCCATCAATTCTCTTTTCTTTCTCCATTTTTACAATCAAGCACTGTCCTTTATCATCGACTTTGAGTCCTGCATTTCCGAAGCACCATCTGTCCATGTCGTTGTTGTCATAGTTAATAAGTTGATGCTTGAAATCTGCTTCACAAAGCTTGATTGAGTTTGAAAGTGTTTGAGCGTTCTGCAGGATAATTTCGAGTTCCGGATCTTCTCCGGTTCGGCTCCATCCGTAATACTCCATTCTGTTAATCCAGTCTTTTGCAAATTTTTGGTCATATCCACATTTCCAAAGTCGGATGTTATATTCTTCATATAACGAGTAAAACCAATCTGCAACAACCGACAAGTCGATGTCCGAACCTTCACATATAGTCAGAAGTCCTGCTTCGCTCCACTCTTTGTAGTGAGCACCTGCTTTCTTATCATCTGCTTCTGTTAACTTATTCTCCGGGATGAAATACATACTACATACATATTTAGTTCCATCTTCCGGACGCATCAGAAGTATTTTTGCGCTTGTTAAGTCTGTCGTTTCTGACAAGTCGACTGCCCCAAGGCATAGACTTCCGCGAAAATCTTCAAGTCTGTAGGTCATGTCATAATTGTAGTCCTCTAAGTTCAACCACGATTCTGCAGCATTTTGTTTTATGTTAAAATCCTTGCTAAGTACAAAGATTCTATCAGCCTTTGATTTTCTAGCAAGAGCGACCTGCTCTTCCATGTATTCCCATTTTTTAACAATTCCGAGAGTTGGATTTGATTTCATCCAAAGTCTGTTCTCGCGATTACCATTCCAAACTTCCATCTCACTGTCTTGAGTATAAAGCCAAGGGAGAAGTCGTTCTGCTGATGGATCATCTGGGTCTTCTTTAAATATCACAGAACGCGCTTTTTTAAGTTCATCATCGAGATAACCATCAATCACGAACCCTTCTGTTGTTAGATTAAAAAACAGTGGTTCATCTTTCAGTGATTGTGATTGTTCGATTGACTTTGCTATTATATTTTGAGTCATCTCGTGTGACTCATCGAGAAAAGCCGTGTCAATGTTTCGGCCTTCTTTGTTTCGCGTTCTGTCCGAAAGTTTGTATATTTTTGTATTGTTATTTTTATTTAAAATAAATCTTTGATTCCTTTTTGAGTCCTGATCTTTCGGATCTATTAATGTTCGCATCGTGTCGATTGCATCGTATATGATGGATGCCTGATTGTCATCGTTGGAACTCGCGACAATATCCGAACCTTCATTCCCAAGAAAGAACTCACTAAGTCCAAGTGCACTGCAAGTTTCGCTCTTAGTATTCTTCCTGGCTATTAGAAGTAAGATTTTCTTAAACCTTCTCCATCCTGTCTCTGGCATTTTAAAACTGTAGATTGTCTCAACCAGTGCCTTCTGCCAGAGCATCAGTTTCATCGGTTTGTTATAGAACGGACTCTTTGTGAGTCGCACACAGTTCTCCATGAAATCCATCCTGATGTTTGCATCAGTTGTGTCGTAGATATAGCGGTCTAATTTTAAATCTTCTGCGAGATTATCAAGTTCAATCCATAACTCTTGACCAACTATCTCATCGCCACACTCAACACGTGCTCTGTATTCAAGTAAGTAGGAGTTGTCAGGTGTCCAAATCATCTATTCTCGCCCACTTCCTTAAAGTGTGCCCTTGTCCATTGACGCAACGGACTCTCGTCATCCGTCTCATCTGATCCGGTTGCACGAATCAGAATTTTAACAATATTGTTGTATTGCTGCAGATAGCTTATATATTGTTTGGCAGCAGTAGTCGGTTTCTGTTTGCTTGCATCTTTTGGATGTACTGAAATCTGTGGAAGTGTTCTCAAATAATCGAGTTGTTTTTCGATAAAAAGTAATTCAGTAACCTCTTTGATGAGAACTGGATTATCTCCAACCAAATCAAACAACTCCTCTTCTCTACTCATCACAGAACCTCTTCTTTATATTCAAGCAAGAGAGTTACACCGAAACATCTATCCGGATATGTACCACTTACGTAGACTCCACCGCCACTCACCAACTGTCCGGAGTAGTCGAGCATCACGTTTATTTCATCCGTAGCCATATAGCCAGGAGTGTGTGACATCTGCACCGCATGACTGGCACTCGGAGTGTTTGGATTCTCAACTGCGTTGAACATTACACCAACTAAGTTGTAGACAGTCAAATTCTGATAAGTCGCACCATAGACATTTTTTAAATCATTCATATTTATTGAAAAGCTGAACTGACCCGTTGTGTTTCTTGTGATGAGTTTGTCAATTCTGACAAGGTCAGATTCTGCTATCATTTTGACTTTATTTTTCTTATCATTAAATCCATAATTCATTTAGATAACCTCCTATTTGAATTTTTCCAATTTTTTGAAATCAAAAATCTCATTTTTCAAGGTTCTGTGAAAAATCAGACTCCTCCGACAGTCGCCCTAGAGAGTGCTAAAACGCAGAAGTGGGGGGCATATATCTCTTCCACCACTGCTCTATATACTCGAGCCACTCCGATTGATTTCGTTCTTCATCAAACTTTAAACGCTCAAGACATTCTTCTTTCGATGTGTCAATAAAAATCTCACGCGCTCCATACTCTTTACAGATTCTCTCGCGTTCTGATGATAAGGGAAAACCACCCACTATATAAGCGTTATTCCACTTCCCTGTCCTGTACTTCACACAATTCATCAGCTCGTCGCGTATCTTGAACACAACACCATTCAGTCGTGGTGGTTTGACATACCTACCACATCCACTCACGCACTGCCAGATGTTGTCAATGTCAACTATAAGGTCACCCTCGTCACGTACAGACTCAACATAAGAAGTCTTACCACTTAACGGTGAGCCATACACAAGGAAGACTTCTCTCTTTGTATGTGAAAGCTTGTTGTGTATTTTGTTATGGCACACGTGATGGACAAATTGAATCAGATCGGGATTCAAGCTAATCTCATAGTTGTTGACGTTTTCTTCTGTTAAGAAAATAGTATGATGTCCTATTGCATCGTACTTCTTGGTTATAGGTTTTCCACAATGCCAACATATCAATTCTCCTGAGTCATTGACACGCTCCATCTTTAATTGAGCGAGAAGTTTTTCCCAGGCTTTCGATTTGTAAAAATTCTGTAGAGTAATCACCATGTCCCTTCCTCCAACCTACGCTCTTGAAGTTCAATCTCTTTCTTCCTGAGTTCTAACATCTGAGGGTCATTCGCCCAGTTGCCCTTATCGTAGTTCTTAAGTAGAAGATTAGTTGCAGCGACATCAGGTTTTGCATACTTAGTAGTAACCTCTTCTTTGACGACAATCATATTCCCATAATCATCACGTTCTTTTATGACCTTTTTTTCGTCATAATGATAACCTTTTGACGCTCTTATGAGATTGTTTTTTAGCTCTATTACTAGGTTTCTACGACCTTTTACTAATGCGTTATTTAATGCTGAATATTGCTTTTTATACTCTCGAAAAGCACTGTAACCTACATCTAAAGTTTCAGCGATTTCTTTTTCAGTCATAGTAAGACACATGACTTTGATATCATCGAGATAAGGTTCTACATGAGTCTTATACTTCTTTGGTCTACCTTTGCCTGCCATAAAATCACACCCTTAAACATTCATGATTATATGTTTACCTGCTTTGAGCGGCATATCACCTTTATGCCACTTTTTTTGTGCTTCTGGAACTGATATATTCTTAAACTGTCCGCTAGCAAGAGCGTCTGCAGTGATAGTTGCAGTCGTATCACATCCAACAACCAACTTACCAAATGCTAAGTTAATCACAGTCGAACAGAATGAACTGCAGTCACAGTTTACTTTTGTTTTCTTAAGAGCTTTTTTAAGTTTTGAAAAATTCCAATTATTTTCTTTTGCGAGATTAAAAAGCATATGCCTTTGGTTCTGTGAATATCCGATTGCATTATTCTTTGCAAGTGCTTTTGCATATTTCCCTGCTTTTCTTCCAACGCTCACAGTCTTAAATCTAAGCACTTGATTTTGTCCGAAATTATAATAATATCCAATTTTGACTTCTTTTCCTGTCTGGTCTCCAGGTACTCCACCTGTCGCATGACCATTCTCATCTATAGATGCCCAAGCGAATAAATTCTTCATGCTTTAACCTCCTCTTCTAAATCCGAGATTCTGTGATTTGCTACTTTCATCTGCTCTTCCAGGACGTATGTTCTGCGAATGACATTGTTGTGTTCGTTCACACGTTTTTCGAGTTGTTCAATTCGATACGTCATCAGTTTCATTCCACTATAGGAACCGGCAAGCGTTCCAAGTAGGGAAAGAACTCCAACTATCACAGTAGACCAATCCATCACTCCACCTCCGGAAGTCCTGCGATGGAAGTTAGAATGCTTAAAACACCGGCGACAATTGTTGCAGATATCACAAGTCTAAAATCTATATCACCCAACGCTGACGCCGTACCAATTGTCGCAACTGCAGTCTGCGCCATTGTTTTAATCGCTCTAACTCCTGCACATTTAATCCATTTCTTACTCATCCCAAACCACCTCTTTAGTTTAAGTTTATACTACTTGTGTAGTGTACACTAGGCATATACTGTAACACGTTTGTTACACAAGATATGCTAAAATAAAAAATATCCCACACAACATATTGTGTAGGATATCGAAATTTCCACATAGAGCGGTTTTAATTATTCACTTGATAAAAATATTGCCTAAATTTTTAAAGTCGCTCTTTGGGTAAAATTGAAGCGTGTTTTTTCTCATAGTATGTTAAAAGTAAACTGAGT